ATTCAGTTTAACTGAAGAAGCGGTTGAGGATAATCTATATGATAGTCTTTCAGCTCGTTATACTAAAGCTCTTGCTCGTTCAATGGCAAATACTAAGCAAGTTCGTGCAGCTAATGTTTTAAACAACGGCTTTAACGGTGCTTTCTTAGGTGGTGACAATCGTTCACTATTTGGTACAGCCGCTGGCGGTGCAGTTACTAACCACCCATTAGTTTCAGGTGGTACAAACAGTAACGTACAGGCAGTTGCAACAGACCTTAACGAAACAGCATTAGAAAACGCAGTGATTCAAATCGCAGCGTGGACCGATGAAAGAGGGTTATTGATTGCTGCTAAACCTCGTAAGTTGGTAATTCCACCAGGATTACAATTCGTTGCTACTCGTTTATTAGACACCCAACAGCGTGTTGGTACAGCTGATAACGACCTTAACGCATTGAGAAACAATGGTGCAATTCCAGAAGGTTACACAATCAATCACTATCTAACAGACGGTGATGCATATTTCTTAACAACCGACGTTCCTAACGGTATGAAGCATTTCGAAAGAACTCCGCTTACTACTTCTATGGACGGTGACTTCGACACAGGCAATGTTAGATACAAAGCTCGTGAAAGATACTCATTTGGTTGGTCAGATCCTCTCGGTATGTGGGGTTCACCAGGTGCTTAGTTTTATATAGTTCTAAGCTACCTCCTGAAAACCCGGCTCCTCTCTGTCGGGTTTTCTTTTATATAAGGTATAATAAGAGTAAATGATTAAGTGGATATTACTACTAAGTTTCTTTTTATCAGGGTGTACGTATTTTATACACAATGAGTATTATCAATTTATAGACAAAAGTAGAAATATTTATGATGTAGGAACACTATTTAATGATAAAAAATCTAGTACAGAAATATTAATAGACGCATTTAAAGAAAAACCAACAAGAGTAACAGGGTTTAGTTGTGGTAATAAACTATATTCTGACTATCCATGTATGGAAGCTTTAGGTTGTATAATAATCGAGGAAAAAAATGCAGTATTTGATTGATATGTTTGGAGTTAGCGTTGTATGTATGGTTGCGTCTGTATTAGGAGGTTTCTGTAATTACAATGTTAAAAAAGCTAAAGGCAAAGTGCCTCGTGGTGGACATATTAATTGGCTTGTAGAGCGTAAACGTGCTCGCGTAGAATTTATGTTATCCGTATTTATTGCAGCTATATCAGCTGAGTTCTTCGTACCACCTATTATTAATCAATTTGGTCTTCATATAACATTTTCTCCAGCCATAGCTTTCTTTATTGGATATAGTGGTATGAGACTTATACCTATGATGGAACGTAAAGTATCGCAAGCACTTGATAAGTTGGGATAAACTCATGAATTTACTTAGTGCACAAATGTAACTGAAAGATATAATATTTGTATCAGCAATGCTGAAATCTAATATAAAGGAGAAATACCATGGCTTGGACTAAACCATCAGCGACTGAAATGCGTTTCGGTTTTGAAGTAACAATGTACGTAATGAACAAGTAATTGTTTAGTTTTAACTAAGGGACTTCGGTCCCTTTTTTATTGTGCAAAAGCATTAAATAGAGTATCATTAATTATCTGGGAACATCCAGCTTATCAGACTGCCCCAGCAGACGCATACACGACGGATAAGCTTAAACTTTGTATGGAGAAAAAATCATGGCAAGAACCACATTTTCGGGACCAGTCGTATCACAAAGCGGCTTTCTATCCGACCACACTACCTCCGCAGCTATTAACGCAACTGCAGTTGCAACCGCAGCCGAAGTAGCTACAGGATATATTACATCAACATCCGCAGCAGGAACAAATATTACATTTCCAACTGGGACTCTTTTAGGTGCTGAATTACAAGCAACTGCAGGGACAGTTTTTGAATTAGTTATTGATAATACCGGTGGTGCTAACACAGTAACAATGGTTGTTAGTACTAACGCAATTTTATCAGCAGCGGCAGCCGCTGTAGGCGCATCATTTGGACTACTTACTGTACCTGCAGGTGTTACAGGCATGGCTAAATATACTTTATTATTTAGTAGCCCTACTGCTTATACTATTACACGTACAGCTTAATAGGAGAATAGACAATGGCTATAACAACAGATATATGGGCCGTCACTCCTAGCTTTTCAGCTACGTTATTCCGAGCCGCTGCTACTATTGGTGGTGCAGGAGATATAACACTACTCACTAATCAGCCTCTAGATAATGGGGCTGGTTATAAGATTCTATTTACTTGTGCAGGAGACGCAACTGCCGCTACATTTACTATTACTGGATATGTGGCTGGGGATTTATCTCAGTCTGTAACTACTGAAACTGTAGCTGGTGTTAATGCTGACACCGCAACTTCCGTAAACTATTACTCTAAAATTACTAGCATCTCATCAGATGCAGCGGTAGCATCCAATGTAAGTATTGGTAATGCTATTGCTGATGGCATGGCTCTACCTAGAGCTAGACTAAAAGGATTTTATTTTGTAGGTTCTGCAGGAGCAGGTAGTGTCACATTAACCTTAGATGGTAATGCGGCATCAGATAGAGTTTTATTAAGTATAGCTACTCCAGCTAACGTAGAGTCACAACAGATGGCTTTACCAGGCGATGGAATTTTAATTAACGGAAATGAGCCACAGACAACGTTTGGAGTAATAACTCAAACAACAGCCGTGACATCATTAACGGTATTCTGTGGATAAGCTATGGAAGAAGAGCCCAAACCAATCAGCGATGAGGAACGCCTTGAGCAATTGAGGCGTTGGTTTGAATCACTAGGAGATTGTGTGTAAATGGCAACAACTAGAAAAAAAGGAATGGGAATTAAGACTTCGGTTAAGTCTGGTAATTTTAGAAAGACTAAATCTGGAGCGGGGATGACAAAGAAAGGTGTAAAAGCCTATCGAGCTGCAAACCCAGGTTCTAAACTTAAAACAGCGGTAACGGGAAAAGTTAAGAAAGGTTCTAAAGATGCAAAACGACGTAAGTCATTTTGTGCAAGGTCTGCAGGACAAATGAAACAATTTCCAAAAGCTGCTAAAAATCCTAATTCTAGATTGCGACAAGCACGCAGAAGATGGAAATGTTAAAAATGGATGAATCAACGAAACACTTACTAGACGCTACGTCTATCTTTACTGCTGTGGGCACTATGCTTTCATGGCTTCCTCATTTAGCTTCTCTTTTTACAATCGTATGGTTAGGGATTAGAATATATGAAACTAAAACTGTGCAAAGATTAGTAAAAAGAAAACCTAAGATGCCTTTGGTTGAACCAAGAGAACCTAAAGCATCAAGCAATAGGGTAAAGAAGTAAATGCCAACAGTAAGTAAAAAGCAAGAAAAGTTTATGCAGGCAGTGGCTAATAATCCAAAGTTTGCTAAAAAAGTAGGTGTTAATCAATCAACTGGACGAGAGTTCACTAAGGAGAAAAGTATGAAAACCAAAAAAATGATGGGCGGTGGTAAAGCTATGGGAACAAAAACTATACCAAGTAAGGCTATGATAGGTGGTATGGCCGACAAAGCGGGAGCACGAGCTATGAGCCCCGCAATGAAAAAGCGTATGGAAATGGCAATGATGAAAGCTAGAGCTGGTGGCGCAGCTGGTGGTATGAAAATGGGTGGTAAAGTTAAAAAAATGAAAAGAGGTGGTAACACTTCTCGCATGAACGAGCTTGAGGAATTAGGTAGAGTTGATGCTGAAAAAGGCTACACCAAAAAAGGCAAGCGTAATCTAGCTGCTGAAAAAAAACGTGTAGTAAAAGAAATTAAAAATAAAAAAGCTGGCGGTAAAGTCAAAGGATACAAAAAAGGTGGAGCAGTTAGTTCAGCATCTAAACGTGCAGACGGTATTGCTACAAAAGGTCGTACTAAAGGACGTATGAGATAAGGAGAAAAATTATGGCTGTAGATAGTAAAGGCAGAAAATTACCACCGCTTGAAAAGAAAATGTCAGTCTTTCAAGAAAACACTATTAAAAGACGTGATGATACATCTGCAAGAAGAGCTACTAAAAAGATGATGCAAAACAGAAATCCTAGAAAAAAAGGTGAAACTTTTACTGCCTACAGTAAAAGAATAGATAAGTTAATTTCTGGTAAAAAAGACGTTAAAAAAGACGCTAAAAAAGATGTTAAAAAAGATGTTAAAAAAGATGTTAAAAAAACTACTTCTTCTTTTGGTAAAACTTTTGCAGATGCTAGACGTGCTAATAAAAAAACTTTTATGTGGAATGGTAAATCTTACACAACTAAACGTGCAGATGATAAACCTAAAGCATCAATTAAATCTCAAGATGCTAAGCCAAATCAATCTAATGCTCCAAAACCAGACTATAAAACAAAGAAAAATTTACCACCTTTACAAGAAAAAAAGAAAGCTTCATCTAGCTTTAAACCTTTTGATAAAGCAAATAAAACAGAAAAAAAAGTTTTACAAAAACGATTTCCTGAAAAAAAATCTACATTAGATAAAGTTAAAGATGCTATAGGTATTGGACGCTCTGCTACTAAGAAAGAAAAAATGGGTAGAAGTTTACAAAGAAAAGCTCAAGCTTCTATGGGAATGAAAAAAGGTGGTAAAGTTGGTGGTTGCAAAGTGGATGGTATAGCTATCCGTGGACGAACTAGAGCGATGCATAAATAATGATGAAATCTAGAGGTATGGGAATTATGAACCCCAAAAAAATGAAGGCTGGAGGTAAAGTCAAAGCCTTTAAGTCTCATATGATGTATGATAAAAAGACTGGTAAAGGTGTGAAAGCTCCTACCATGGCTAAACATTTAGAGCTTAAGAAAAAAGGTTATGGTCATACTAAACCTACTAAAATGAAAAAAGGTGGAAGCGTAAAAGATGCTTGCTATCATAAAGTAAAGTCATCATATAAAGTATTTCCTAGTGCTTATGCTTCTGGTGCTATTGCTAAATGTAGGAAAAAGAAAGGTAAGAAATAATGGCTGTACGTAAAACCAAAAAGGGACTAGCTTTAAAACGTTGGTTCAAAGAAGATTGGAAAGACGTAAAGACTGGTAAAGCTTGTGGTAGAAAAAAAGGTGATGGGAGAGGAACTCCTTATTGCCGACCTAGTAAACGTGTTTCTAGCAAAACTCCAAAGACATCTGGAGAAATGACAGCAGCACAAAAGAGGTCTAGGATTGCACAAAAGAAAAGACTTGGACAACCAGCAGGTAAACCAAGAAGAGTTGCATCTCTTAGACGTAAAAGAACAACAAGGAAAACATAATGGCTACATCAGGTACTCATACTTTTAATTTAGACTTAAACCTTCTCGTAGAAGAAGCATTTGAAAGATGCGGAGCAGAGTTAAGAACAGGATATGATTTAAGAACAGCTGCACGCAGCTTAAACTTATTAACTATTGAATGGGCTAACCGAGGCATAAATTTATGGACAGTAGAAGAAGATTCTATTCCATTAGTTGCCGGTACAGCCACTTACGATTTGCCCGCGACTACTATCGACCTTATCAGTCAAGTCATAAGAACTGGGACGGGAACAACTCAGTCAGACATATCTATTTCAAGGGTGTCAAATCCTACTTACGCATCAATACCAAGTAAGAATGACACGGGCAGACCAATACAAATTTATATAGATAGACGAGGTCCAGAAGTACCTCAATTTACTGTATGGCCTGTACCAGACTCTACTGATACTTATACTTTTGTATATTGGTATTTAAAACGAATGGCAGATGCAGGAACTGGAGTAAATACACAAGATATACCGTTTAGATTTTTACCATGTTTAGTAGCAGGATTAGCATATTATTTATCTATAAAAATACCTGAAGCCGGAGATAGAGTACAGTTTTTAAAACAAGAATACGAAGAACAGTGGTTACTTGCTTCTACAGAAGATAGAGAAAAAGCTACTGAAATAATAGCACCAAGAAATTCATATATTTAGGAGATTATTATGAAAGAAGTACCAGCAGATAAAAAGAAGAGTTTAGGAAAGTTACCTACAGAAGTACGTAACAAAATGGGATACATGAGAAAAGGTGGAAAAGTATCTAAAGATAAGATGACTAACTCTCAAGAAGCTTATGCTGAAGGTTTAAGAACAGGTAAAGGATTACCTATTTTAAGAAATATAGACAAAGGTATATCTAAGGCAGTTTCTACTCCTAAAGAAAAACGCATGATTGAAAAAGGCTATGAAGATATGCGAAAAGCTAAAAAAGCCGAAAAAGCTAGAAAGAAAGTAGCAAAACCAGCAGCACCAACAAAACCACAAAAGTCAACAAATATAAACAAAGACTCAAAAAGAAAAGCTCCACGGAAAAGAACTTTAAAACAAAATCGCGTAGGAATATTAAAAATGAATGAAGGTGGTATGGTTATTGTGGATAGAAACTATTTAAAAGGTAGATAATGAGCGGAAAATATACAACTAATAAGAATACCATAGCAGACTGTGATGTATGTGGTTTTCAGTTTAAGCTTAAAAAATTAAAAGATTTGTATGTAAGACAAACTAATACGCATATAAAAGCTTGTCCAGAGTGTTGGAATCCAGACCAACCACAGAATATGCAGGGTATGTATCCGGTTGAAGACCCACAAGCTGTAAGAGACCCAAGACCCGATAAGAGTTTTGTACCATATGGAACATTTAGTAGTAGAGATATACAATGGGGGTGGAACCCAGTTGGGTCAGGTAATTTATTAGCAATACCCGATATACCTGATGATTTAAAAGGTACCGGTGGTTTAGGTACTGTTACAGTAACAACAACTTAGGAGAAAGATATGGCTAAAGAAAATCAAGAAAGAAAGGCTAAAATGGTAGATGGCCTTGCACAACCACAAGATGTACCTGTACCTAACTTTGCTGGGTATCCAGAAAAAGATATTAAGACAACAGGTGTAGAAACTCGTGGTAATGGTGCAGCTACTAAAGGCACTAAAGCTCGTGGACCAATGGCATAAGGATAAGTAATGACTTATACAGAATTAGTAGCAGCCGTGCAAAGTTATACTGAGAATCAGTATTCGACAACAGATATAAATTTATTTATACAGAATGCCGAGCAAAGAATTTATAACACAGCTCAATTACCTGACTTACGAAAAAATGTAACAGGCAAAATGACTACAGGTAATAAATATATGGGGCTTCCTACAGATTGGTTGTCATCTTTTAGTATGGCTGTAATTGACCCAGTAACTAATGCATATACCTACCTATTAAATAAAGACGTAAATTTTATTAGAGAGTCTTTCCCTGATACAGATACGCCTTTTTTTGGAAAACCAGAGTATTACTCTATTTTTGATGATACTGCCATGTTACTAGGACCAACACCGGATGCTGACTATGATACAGAATTACATTATTACTACTATCCTGAAACTATTGTTACTGCTGGGACTACTTGGTTGGGTAGTAACTTTGATAGTGCTCTTTTGTATGGGACTCTTTTGGAAGCAGCTGCATTTATGTTATCAGAGCCTGATACGGTAGCTAACTATACAGCACGTTATCAAGAAGCAATGGCATTATTAACAGGTTTAGGTGAAGGTAAAAATAGAAGAGATGCCTATAGAAGCGGTCAAGCAAGAATACCGGTTCCTGGGAGAGGCAGAAGAATAGGTTAATTTTAACTACGAAAGGGGTATAATGGAAGAATTAAGAGCAGGTGATTTAAATTTTGAGATACATACAACATCTTATAGAGGGCATACACCAGAAGAAATAGCTGAGTTTGCGTTAGATAAAATCCTGTATGTTAGCAAAGATGCAAATCCTTTAATAAAGGAACAAGCAGAAGCTTTTAAAGTGCATATTAGACTAGTTCTAATACGTTATTTAAAACAAGCGGTGAAGTCAGACCGCACAACACTAGCGAATAAACTGCGTGAAGCGGGACATTCAGAATTAATTAAAACAATTTTAGATTTGTAGGAGAAAAACATGGCAATTTCACAAGCAATGTGTACGTCATTTAAAGTAGAAATATTAAATGGAATTCACGCGTTTGGTACTACAGTAACTCGTGCGGGTACAGGGGCTGACACTTTTAATTTAGCGTTATACACTTCATCAGCAACTTTGGGTGCGGCAACAACAGCTTACACAACATCAGGCGAAACATCAGGGACAGGGTACACTGCAAAAGGGCAGGCGTTAACTGTTTCAGCTGTTCCAGTAGCATCGGGTACAACAGCAATTCTTGATTTTTCTGATGAGACTTTTAGTACAGCAACTATTACAGCACGAGGTGCAATGATTTTTAACACAACTCAATCAGACAAAGCTGTTGCAATATTAGACTTTGGTGGAGATAAAACATCAACTGCGGGAGATTTTTCAGTAGTATTCCCAACATTTGATGCTACAAACGCAATTATACGTATAGCGTAATAGAGGTTTATTATGGCTGACGCAATTATTCACTTAGGTGGGTATGGCTCGGGAGCTTGGGATACTGATACTTGGGGTGAAACAGTAACTAATTTTACTGGCACCACAGGTTTAGGCAGTGTTACAACGTCAGCTAATGCTACCGCAAATGTGACAGGACTAGCTGGTACGACAGCCGTAGGGGATGTTGGCTTTGCTATCTTTGTTAACATGTCCGTTACAGGAGTGGTAGGAACAACTGGGCTAGGTACAACAACAGAAATTATTGCAGGTGGCGGAGCGTCACCAACGGGAGTAAGTGCAACCGGATCTGTGGGCACCTTAACTGCGTCAGGCAAATCATCAATCACGGTGAGTGGTGTAGCGGGAACTGGAGCTTTAGGCACAGCAACATTTGTAGAAACCTTTAGTGGTTGGGGTTCTGGACCTTGGGGTCGAGGAGCTTGGGGTGAACCGGTTATATTAGCAGTAGTAACGGGTGTAAGTGCGACAGGAGCTTTAGGAACTGCAGCTGTAGACGCAGAATCATCACTTACAGTTACTGGAGTTGCAGGGACTGCAGCCGTGGGAACCGTATCCACTATTTCAGATTCTGTAGTAGAAGCTGTTTTAGGGGACTTTGGTACAACCGCTCTTGGTTCAGTTACTGTAGCAGGGGCTGCATCCGTAGCGGTAACGGGGACGAGTGCAACAACTGGATTAGGGACTACCACCACTGTTACGGTAAATAGAGTTCTGCCTGCAGGAGTAGCAGCGACTGGAGCAGTTGGCACGGTTAGCGTAAGTGGTAAAGCAAATGTAGATGTAACGGGGGTTAGTGGAACTTGTGAGACTAACGATTTTACTTTAGTATGGGGATTGATAGACACAGCTCAAGACCCTAAATGGACGAGGATAGTAGCATGATAGTTGAAGCACAAACACTAAAAGATGGTACAATAGTAAATAAATATGAAACGCATCTAGAATGTTCTAATTGTGGAATGAAAGTGGATGCAGAAGAATACGAATCAGGAATCTGCTCTGATTGTGGTGCCGCATGGAATCCTAAGCAACACACAAAAGTCCATGTCACAAGTGTACCTGCAAGCGGCCAATCAAGTTAATAGGAGAAAGACATGGCAAGTACATATTCAGACTTAAAAATTGAACTCATAACAACCGGAGAAAAATCTGGGACATGGGGTACTATAACAAACACAAACTTAGGAACAGCTCTCGAAGAAGCCATTACTGGTTCAGCTGATGTTACATTTTCTAGTGGTAATGTAACGCTTACTCTAACAGATTCAAACGCAACTCAAGTAGGTAGACACCTAAGACTTAATTTAGGAGGAACTACAGGTGGTGCTAGAGATTTAGTTTTACCAGCTATTCAAAAGTTATATTTAATTAATAACGGCACAGCCGACATTATTACCTGTAAAAACGCATCGGGCACAACTGTTGCAGTTCCGGCAGCCACTTCTACATTTATTTATAATACTGGCACTAACGTAGTAAATGCAGTTAACTATTTATCCACACTAAAATTAGGCACAGCTCTACCACTCACTGAAGGTGGTACAGGTGCTACTACAGCTGGTGCAGCACTTACAGCTTTAGGAGGGGCTACTTCTGGAGCGAACTCTAATATTACCTCTCTTACTGGGTTAACTACAGCGTTAACCGTAGCTCAAGGTGGTACAGGGGCAGCGACTCACACAGCGAATGCAGTATTAATCGGAGAAGGCACATCGGCTATTTCTACTGTGTCTCCAGGCTCATCAGGAAATGTTTTAACATCTGATGGTACGGACTGGACTTCTGCTGCACCAGGGGGTGGTTTTGATTCAGGTACTCGAATGATATTTGCTCAAAACGCAGCTCCAACTGGATGGACAAAAGACACAACAAATTACAATCAACATGCAATGAGAATTGTGACTGGAACAGGAGGAGGCACTGCAGGTACAGTAGATTTTACCTCGGCTTTTACCTCGCAGGCAGTAGCAGGTTCGGTAGCGGTTACAGGAATTTCTGGTAGTGCTGGCTCTACAACATTGAGTATTCCTCAAATACCGAGTCACACTCACTCAACTCAAGTAGGTAGTCCTGCTTCTTCTACATTCTCAAGTATAAAATTTGGTACAAAACCTCTTGGTGCCGGTAATACAGGAGCGACAGGAGGCGGGGGTTCTCACTCCCACCCATTCTCATTTACTTCTGGTACTGCAACATTTACTGGAACTGCAATTGATTTAGCTGTAAAATACTTAGACGTTATAACAGCAACAGCAGACTAATATAGTCGAAAGGGTTTAAATGCAAATAGAAAAAGGTACTTTTTGTCCTTTATTAAAAAAAGAATGTATTGGTTTAAAATGTGCTTGGTTTGTCAAAATACAGGGAATTGATAAAAATACTGGCAACCAAGTAGATGAGTATAATTGTTCTATAGCTTGGATGCCTTTGTTACAAATAGAAAACTCAGGTACTCAAAGAGAAACTGGAGCAGCGGTAGAATCATTTAGAAATGAAATGGTAAAAGCTAATGAGGCAAGTATTAAAGTATTAGCTGAAAGTGCAAAACAAAATTTATTAGGAGATAAGAAATGAACTTAACAATTGTAGTAGTCGATAATGCTGTTACTAAAGATGGAGTAGGGCATGGTGCTTTAGACCTTTCTACCTGCAGTATTCCAGCAAATGTATGGGCATTACAATGGCATGAAACTTCAGGACATATTGAATATCACGGACAAGGACCAAATACTGAAATAGATGAACTACCTAATTGGGCAACAGCTGCAGAAGCTAAGTGGCAAGCAGCAGAAGATGCTAAAGAAGTTGAAGAAAATGCAACTCCTGTAGCTGAAGAATTTTGGAATAGTTATCCTGTAGCTAATTGGCAGTCGATAGATAAAATTTTAATAAAAACATATGAGGGTGTAACTAATATTCGAGGAGTTGACCCAGTAACAAATGCAGTTAAATCAGTAGAAACTACTTTAGTTGCTTCAGGTGCAACTGCATTAGCATCATTGGAAACATTACTAAATGACTGTAAAGCACTAGGCGTACCTGTAACTTCAGATGCTTTTGCAGTAGATATTTCACAAAGTTTTAAAGATTATATGGAAGGTTTAGGATACACTATATATAGTGGAGTTAGTTCGGAAGGACAAACTTACGAAAAAGTTTACTACCCTTGGAGTGATGATTTAGCTTCTAAAAAAGCAGACCAAGACGTTAATATAGCTAGAGAAGCATCACTTGCTGAAGGCGTAGATTGGAATGGTTCTAACTGGCAGATAGATTTAAATAGTCGTAATAACGTTATGAATCAGTTAACTGCTATTACTTCAGGTGTATATACAGATGCAACTGTTACTTGGAGAAATACAGCTAACGTAGATGTAGAACTTACTGTAGATGAGTTTAAAGAACTAGCTGGTGCAGTAAATGCAAAAGTTG